CTATTTATGATTCTTGGGCAACTCTATTGTCTTATGGCACATGAGGCAAAACGCTCTCTTTTTATGTGATTGCAAAAGCTCTTCCCACTCGGGCTCGCTCATTCCTCTTGAAGCCTTTTCCCTTAGTTCTGCGATGCGATCAATTTCATAGTAAGCACTCAGACAGCCACAGTAAGGACATTTGATTGGGCCATTATTAAGTTTCATGTAGCGAACGCCTTAATCATAAGTGAGGTTATAAAACGTACTCAAGGTAACGCTGCATGACAACACGCAAAATGGTTCGCAATGTAAATGATTACAATTTGCACGTAAGAAAAGAAATACACTTCAAAAAAGTAAATACGAGAAAAATAGCTAATCTCGCTTAGCCTGACACGGCTGCTATGCATGGCACAAAATCTTGACAATCATACCAACCCGTTAACAAATTTAGCGCGTCTGGTTCTTTCATCGGTTTCCAGACATAGCACAGCTCACAGGATTCCGCATGGAAGCGGTGCTGTGCTAACTCGTTATCAATGGCGGTGTGGTTTTACCTTTCATCTTGCGCTGATCGGTTACCCCAAAATTACACCGCCGCCCTCTATGGTGGCGCTTTCCGGGTTCCTGTTGTTCATCGTTATCGTCATTCTGGTTAGCTCCGCCATCAATTCTTTCTTGTCACGAAAAACTCCCGTTATGAACATCAAGCAGTCCGGTTCCTTCGTCGGTTCCCGGGCAAAGGCGCAGCATCTTCTGGGCAGTTGGTGCTGCGCCAACATCCTGTAGGGTTATTTGCTATCCACGGCGGCGCCCCCTGTAGCTTTGCGCCGCCGTTTTTTTTCATTTTTACCATTTCATGACACCGTCTACCGAAGGCAAAACAACCCCTTCCCGACATTGGAGAGATGTAATGAGCAATTTTATGTGGGATCCAACACAAAACCAGACTTATACAACAGCACATGGCAGTCAGAGGGTAACAACTCATACTCTTTCAAAAAATGCCGGAACGTCCTTCACCATGGATGCGCCGGAGCAGGAATAAGGGGCACAACTGCCGTAACCATCTGAGACTTGGCATACTGGCAGGCTGTCAGAGCAATTTGATAATGATCAAACTACTTTCCAGATACATTACCGTTGGTATCGCAAACACTGCAATACACTGGGCTGTTTTTGCGTCCATGGTATATGTCCTGCGTTATGAGCAAGCCACCAGCAATATGGTCGCATTTTTTATCGCCGTGACATTCTCATTTTTTGCTAATGCAAAACTCACATTCGATGCGAAAGCCACCCCTAAAAGATACATGCTTTTCGCTTCCTTTATGGGGTCAGCGAGTTTCGTATTAGGCTGGATCTCCGATCGCTTTAACATTCATCCATTCATAACACTGGTCGAGTTTTCTATAATCAGCCTAGTTTGCGGGTTTACCTATTCAAAGCTCATTGTCTTTAGGGATCCAAAATGAAAATTTCTTTGGTCGTTCCGGTTTTCAATGAAGAAGATACTATACCTATTTTCTTCAAAGCAGTGCGCGAGTTCGATGAACTGAAAAAATATGATGTAGAAATAATCTTTATCAATGATGGTAGCAAGGATGCAACAGCATCAATTATTAACGCTCTTGCTATATCCGATAAACTCGTTGTTCCGCTGACATTCACCAGAAATTTTGGAAAGGAGCCGGCGATTTTTGCAGGTCTTGAGCACGCCACCGGAGAAGCAATAATTCCTATTGATGTTGATCTGCAAGACCCCATTGAGGTCATCCCCCACCTCATAGAAAAGTGGCTAGCTGGCGCAGACATAGTTCTGGCTAAACGCTCTGACCGCTCGACAGATGGTAGGCTTAAGCGCAAAACTGCTGAGTTGTTTTACAAGCTGCACAACAAAATAAGCACGCCTCAAATCGAGGAGAACGTTGGAGATTTCCGTTTGATGTCCCGTGAAGTAGTGGAAAATATCAAACTAATTTCCGAACGTAACCTATTCATGAAGGGGGTATTGAGCTGGGTTGGAGGCCGCACTGATGTGGTTGAGTATGCTCGCTCAGTACGCGTGGCCGGAAGCAGTAAGTTCGATGGCTGGAAACTATGGAATCTAGCATTAGAGGGGATCACCAGTTTCTCAACGTTCCCGCTTCGCATGTGGACCTATATCGGCCTGCTGGTAGCTGGTTTGGCATTCATATATGGCGTATGGATGATTTTTGACACTCTGACATTCGGAAATCCAGTGCGTGGATACCCTTCGTTGTTGCTATCAATTTTGTTCCTCGGTGGTGTGCAGATGATCGGGATTGGTGTACTTGGTGAATATATAGGAAGAATTTATATAGAAACCAAAAACAGACCACGTTACATATTAAAAAAATGGGATAAATCTACAAATGAACAATAAAGACGACAATAAAATGCTGCTTATGTATTCTGGCCTAGCATTATTATTTATATACCCACTTATTCAGGCTGGTGTGTTTTACCGCGATGATTTAGACAGATCTATCACAGGGCAATACGGATGGCGAGGTTTAGGTAGACCTTTAGCCGACGATTTAATGAGGTTCTTATCTGCAAGTGGTCATTATAACCTCGATTTATTTCCTTACACCGCGATCGTCTCTTGCCTATTTTTAGGTATATCGGCCTTATTGCTTAGCAAGCATCTTATAAAAATGGAAGTACCTTACCCCAAATATATAGCATCGCTTTTAATTTTCAATCCTTATTTATTACAAAATAACGCCTATAAATATGATTCATTAGGAATGTCTTTGGCTTTTTTACTTTCCATATTAGCCTATACCTACACAAACACTAAATTAAAGCAAGAAATATCGGTAAAAATATCAACCGGGGTGCTAGCACTAACTCTATATCAGCCATGCACCAATATCTTCATAGGACTTCTTGCACTTGACGTATTCATTATTGCTTTCAAGGCAGAATCAAAACCTCATCAAATACTAAAAAACATATGCATGAAAGCATTCATTCTCATTTCTTTTTATGTTGCCTATATGGCTATATTCTCCCCTAAACATAATTCACGCTCAGAGTTAATTAAGCCCACAACAGAAGGTTTTAAAAATTTATTGCAGACTATTAAAAACCTGTCCAACCTTTTTTCCTCCTATTTCCATCACCCTGTATACATTTATTTCCTCGCTCCATTGTTAGCTATTATATTTTTAATCGCCATGAATGTTTATCAAAAAAAACTAAAGTTATTCAAGGTGGTCATACTATCTATTTTTGCATGTTTGATATTTTTAATCTCTCTTATGGGACCAACGATTTTTCTTGTAGATGCACCCGTTCTGCCGAGAACGCTAGTTTCATTTTCTATTATATTCTTATTCATTGCTATTCCAATTGTATATCTTTCCCCAAGCCTGAAATACCTTGCTTTAGTTCCTGTCATTACCGCCTTTGCGTTTAGTGCACAGTTAAGTAGCGCCTTAAAATCCCAATCCGAGCATGAGGAATATATATTTAGTATGATCTCCAGAGATTTGATTAAACATCCGACCATAGAGACAATTGTAACCGTAGGGCAAGTCAGTGTTAGCGAAAGAGCGAAACTGATAGTGAAAAGCAAACCCTTAATAAATTATTTCCTTTCACCTGCAACTCAATTCCTTGCATCCTTCCAACTAATAAACAAAGGTTTTATACAAACAACCCGTGGTTATGGTGAAGAAGATGATAATAAAAAAACACTTCTCATCTTAAGAGGCGAGGGCATAAAACCCATCGTATCTAACAAGGAATACGCTATCTACCTCAAAGATAATTTAGCAATCATACAGTTGGGAAGATGACTCAATCTATTATCATGAAGTTTCTCTAAATTAAATAATGCGATTTACTAATCGTTTAACTCCGGTGTCGATAAAATGCTCCTCGACACCATCAAATCCAGATGGAAAAATGCCCCTTCACTTTAAAAAATACGCACCACAAATTTAACATCACCATATAAAAAAAATAAAAATCACATGTTCAATAAAATTAATAGAATCACATCACCTCATATTAGATATGATTCAATTCTTCATTTATAAATTTGGTTGATTATGGTAGTTTCCTTCCGACCAAGAGTAAAAATGAGCACAGCGAATACCTTAACACTGTGCACTCAGACCTTACTCCGGCGTATCCGGCCAGTCGATATCTGGTGCATCCTCCGGGTTAACCCTGCTCAACAGCACGCGATACGTTTTCCACTCCGTCAGTGACTGGATATCGTCATCGGTAGCCATATCGAGATCGACTGCATCCTGCAGGAGCGCTATCGTGCTACTGGCCTCCTGCATCAGGCTGGATTTTGTATTCTGCGCGTCGGCAACGGTAGCAGCTCGCTCCGCTGCGTCGTCTTTCACCCACTTGCTGCCATCCCATTTCATGTACTGGCCATCCGGCGAAAGTGAGGTTGTATTTTCCGGCAGTGAACCCAGTTCGCTGATAAATACAGCATTGCCGGTTTCAGTATCAAATACGGTTTTACCGCGATGGTCTTCAATCAGCGACCAGGTGGAATCCGCATCACTGAATACCGCAACACTGCCTGCCGGGGATGATGGTGGCTCAATATCGGTGCTGTACGCGGGCAGTCCGGTATGGGCCGGAATATAAGCATCGCCAGCGCCGATAAATTCAAGCGTGTCGGCGCGCAGGTTAAAAATGGTGATGGTCTGGTCTTCTTCGCTCATTTTGAATGTCATTTTTTAACTCCATAATTGTATGAACCCGGTTCTGTACCAATTGCCTGATGCTGTGGGCTGGTACACGTGCCCCCGGTGAGTAAACAGGTTGTTTTAGATTCACCCTGGCCGAAGTAGTGCTTACTGGCGTTTAGGCAGTGCCCGTCTGGCGGGCAGTATGCCGAAGTGTTGAATACCTGCACCTCACGGTTGGATGCGTGGCTCCAGTTGATTGTCGGTGGCTTGCTGGAAAAGTTAAGCCAGGCAAGCCGCATTTGTCTCGCGACGCTATCCGGTGGAACCTGACCACATCCGGCCCCCATCGCAGGGAAGACCGCCGTTCTGATTTGTTCGCTTTTGCTGGCTGACAGGTTGTGATGGTGGATAGCCAGTAATGCCGCCCACGTGCCCTGATACACGGTATCTGTACCACTTATGATTTTCGGGACTCGCATCGTCGGGGCATGGACAAGAAACGGATGCCTGCCGTCTCCTGAGTCAATAACGAACGCCGTACCGACCGGCTGCTCCCCCAGATATTCGCGCAGGATGTGTTGCTGAATACGCGTCTGTAGCTGCGTGCCGAAATATGCGGTTATGGCAGCATCAACACCGCCATCCATCAATCCAAAGCTGTTGGCCGCACTGACCATGCAATCAAATTCAGGAATGGTTTCAAAAGGAGCGCAGACGACAGTAACGCCTTCCGCATCAGCAAAAATGCGTTTAAATGCCTCAGCCATTACCGGAACCGGGGCAGAAAGAACCAGCTTTATCATGCGAGCCTCACGATATAGTTAAGTGCGATGTTTTTAACGGTGTTTTCTGTGTTACCGAATGCATCCACGGTGACGGTGTGACCGTGAGAACCCATTACGACGCTGTGGGTGTGCGAACCGATGTCTACGGTGTGGGCGTGAGAACCGATGGGGACGGTGTGGGCATGGTCCCCCGCGCTGCTGGTATTGGAAGTACCACTGTGATCTCCAGCGCCGTCCGGCCCTGCTGCGCCTGCTGTATAGACGTTTCGGTAGGTATGAACGTGAGCACCCGTGGTGTTAGTTGTCTTCGTACCATAATCAAACGAACTGGCGTTCTTTGTGCCGTAATCAAACGCCCCCGTCGCTTTGGTTCCAAGGTCAGTAGCTGCCGCCGTTGCCGTGTGGCTGTGTGACCTGATGCCGTCCTGCTCCAGTGAAAGAACGCTACGGTCAGAGGCGGGCTTGCCCTTGATGGTCTGGCCGCGCATATCGGGGAAAACGCCAGATGGATAAACAGCCGCAAGTTTGGGATAGGTCGCTACGGTAAAGGTTTGCCCCTGCATTGCGACATATCCACCTGGTATCGCGTCCGAAGGCCATGGGATAGGTGCTCCCACAGGATAAGCGGTGTTGGCCGCCCCATTCGCTGCCGTCATAGCGGCTTTGACTGCTTTCGGCGTGGCTGCCATTGTTTCACTGTCGCTGTCTGTTGCGCTGCTGAGCTGCACAATACCTTTTGCCGCAGTGGTGGCATCAGGTACGTTACTGGTATTAACCAGCACCCAGGCGCTAAGAGCGCTGTTCCAGATAACCTCAATCTGTGCGGACGACAGAATTTCCCCGCCCGTCAGCGCGGTACTGGTATTGCTGTATACAGGAGCCGCTGGCAACCCGTTCGGTGAGAACGTTGACGCTCCGGTATTGGCACCTGAGGCCAGAAAGGTCAGCCGCATCCCGTCCGTCAGAGAAGTTACCGGCGGCGTGAAGTCTGCCGCATAGGCATTTACGGTACCGTAGTCCCGGGCGTAGGTCATCTGACCGGACTGGATACCGTCAACCAGACCGCCCGCAGGCAGAAACGGCGCTGCGGATGCCATAGTGATACTCGCGGTCGTCAGTTCAGTCTGCCCCGCCGTGACCGTTACCACAAATGCGCCGATGTAACCCGAATCCGGTCCCGGCGTGGTCTGCGTACCGGCGGTCGCAGCAATACCTGCTTTTGCCTTAACAATGCATTTTCCTGAGCGCACCGTGCCCTGAGCAGCACCACTGTTATTCGGACCATGCCACGCCTGTGTCGGGTTCGAGGCGTTGTAGTACGGCAGCACCGTGTTTTCTGTGTCGCTGTCCTCATACGCCACCTGAATAAGGTAATTCTGGCTGAATCCAGTCGTCGGGGGGGCCTGCAATGGCAGAGTGATGCCATCCGGCAGGAGTCCCTGCTTCAGGATGCTGTGGGCGGTGTCCGCCGGCATTGAGGAATACGCCGTATCATCCACATTCTGCAGGCTGTAGATTTCGCCGGCACCTACCTTCACCGCCATGGAGGCGGGGCTGGTCGGCCGGCACGCCAGTCCGTGTAAAAAAGTTGATGTACCCATGATAGCTTCAGCCAGTTTCGCGAGCCCCACCATGGAAAAACGGTTTGTTTCAAGCAGGTCATTCTCCAGCGGTATAGCGCCGGGGTAGATTATTTTTCGGTCCATTATTGCTCCGGATGAAAAAAACGGCCACTGAGGGCCGTTTGTGTAGAAATGTGGATTTAGGGTGTTACAGGATGCGGACCCAGACGCGGGTGCCGCACATTTTGACACTGTCGATAGCGGCGTATATGTCCGCATCGCTCAACTGGCCATCGGCCATTTTTCGGGAAACCCACACCGCACGGGAGGGGGCGCTGTAACCTGCGGTGCTGATGCCGTAGCCGGCAATATCGGAAACGCCATCGCTCACGCTGCGATAAACTGTCACAAACGCCTCATAAGGCATGTTGAGTGAACCGTAGCTGCCGGCCATACCGTAACCTGAGTTCGGGCTGCGATACGCACCGGTATCAACCGGGTTCCCGGGTTCGATAATCAGCGGGTCACGCCCGGTGAGTTCACGCACCACCAGCACAATGGCACGGCGTGTTGCCTTCTCCCTGAACAGATTCACCTTTATCCACGCCCGGTAAGAGTCATCCGACCGCCCGGGCTGTCGCGGTAAATTATTCCCGAAGAAATCGCTGGCAATCATATCCAGCCAGCCATCGGTGGCCGTATTAATACGGGTCTGCAGCCTGGCATACGTAATAAGCGCGTACAGCGACGCGTTGACGCTGGCGAAGCCCCGCAGGATGGCATCGATAACCACAGAATTATCGCCGAACCATGACTGCGGCATCAGACGCTTCAGGCGCCTGAACTGGTCGTTATTGTCTCCTGTCGCCATTATGTCACCTGCACCATTCCGGCCTTGATTGTCTGGCGACCATCAACGGCGATGTCGTCGCTGCCACCATTCAAAAAAATCCCCGTCACGTTGATGATGGCCGGCGATACGCCATACGCCACGGCTGACAGACTGGTATATGCCAGAGGATTACCGAGCCCCAGAGCGTTAATGTGTGTCACCAGTGCGGCTTTGACCTGAATCGCCAGCGCATCATGGTCATAACCCGGTGCTGTCGTCACGCTCATGACCACATCCGCCGTTACCACGACGGGCGAAAAGACAGCGAAGACAATGGTAAAACCCCGCACAGCCTCGATCGCGTTGTACAACGAGGAAATCAGCGCCTCTGTGGGCTGGCCTGAGCCGTCATCCACCACCACGAAGAAAAAGCCCAGCCGTTCGCTGCCGTCATAGTTCTGGTTCTCAAAGAGCTGATACGTCAGCCCTTCACGCGAAGAAGAGACAGCGTAACCAATAGCCCCTTTGGTGGCCTTGGACAGTGAGGCGATGTACTGAATAAACCGGGCGCGTAGCTCCGGGTCGGTCTCTGCATCACTGCCGCTGGTAATCGCCGTTTCGTTGGTGACGGTATCGATCCCCGGAATAGCACTACCAATGGTATTAATGACACCGACGACGGCGTTACCATCAGCCCCGGCCACCAGTGCCTGAACCGGCACCAGAACAGACGTAATCCCCGGAGGCAGCACGTAGCCATTTAATGACGCATCCCATGTGGATTGCGTGGCATCGGCCTGAACGCTGTACTGCTGCGAGCCGTCGCGGGTCTGGGCAATGCTACCCACCAGCACCACCGCCTGACTGGTGGCAGTGTAGCGGGCAAAGCGCACCATACCGTCGGCATATTCCTCCCCGATACGTGTCACACCGAAATCCCCGACCCACGAATCAAGATCTGCGCCGGAGGACGTCGCAGCACGCGTCAGCGCCAGCAAATTGAGAACCAGGCTCTGTAGCCACATAGCCACTGCACTGTAAGCTTCCACCACTGCACGCAAAATACTGCCAATCGTGGTATCCAGCAAGCTGGAGCTGCCTCCCTGAATGGCCGCCACCTGCTCAGCTACCAGCGTATTAAAGTCTTTTGTATCCATAGTCACCTGTTCACGTTAAAGGAAAGCAGCACGGGTTCCAGAGTTTCAGCATCGGTGTAGCGAATTGACACTGAGACCCCGTTGGGAATGGCCTTCACCGTGATGACCGGCGCAGGTGATTGTGCAACAGAAGCTTCAAGCGCCATCTGCCCCCGGATAAGTGCAGTAATCTCCGGAATATTCGCCACCTCACCAACGCGCTTCGGCAACCCGGCTCCGTAATCACCATGAAAGAGATAATCACCGCCATCATCAGGCGAGCGGGGGTTGGTTAACAGCCTGCGCAAGACCCGCTGCTGACTTCGGGTAGTGGCAGTGACGCCCTGCAGATCGCCAGAGGATGACGTACCAACATCCCCCCCCATGTAATGGTCTAAATCCATCAACTTCACTCTGGTCCCTCCGTTCTCACCGTGTCGCCACCGCCCTGCACGCCCGTCACTTCGTGATCGTGTGTTTCAACCTGAATGCCTTTGACCGTCGCCCCCTCTTTCACATCCAGCGGTCCAATAAGCGTTGCTGTGGTATCACCACCTTTCGTGACGGTCTGCGAAATTGGCCCGTTCAGCCCTATCGCACCGTTAAGGTCGATCGCCTGTGCAGTCGTGGTATGTTTGCCCTTCACTACTGTTGTGGCATCGCCCTCCACTGTCAGGTGATAATCCCCTTTTACGGTCTCTTTAAGATTGCCGGCAGTCTCCAGCTCGACGCTGCCATCGTTGTGAAATTTCAGTAACGAACCGGACTGATGCACCAGCCAGAACTCACCCGATGGACAAGCGAGTGGTCTGTCTTCATCGTTATAAAATCGTAAGCCAGCAGAGCCGTATCCCGTCGCCCCCTCCTGATAGTCAATTTCCACCAGGTCTCCTATGGATGGCGGACAGAACAGCCCCCACCCGCTGCCGACCCATAGGGATTTCAGCGGTAGCCACCCGGTCAGCACATTGTCCGGCTGCAGAGCCACCCTCACAGAGTAGGTTGCAGGGTCGTAGCTGGTGACCGTTCCCTGCCGGGTCGTTGCCACCGACTGCCCCGCCTGCTGCGCCGCCGCACGAATGGTATTAAGCAACTGGTTCATCATGAGGTGATCTCCAGATCGGGACTGGTGTTTTTGGCTGTTATGTTCATCCGGTATCCATCCGTTACGCTCAGCGTCCGTGTAATGCTCTCCGGGTAATACACCTGGTCAAAATCCGTCTGTGTTCCCTGTACGCGAACGGATTGCGCCACCGTCAGCAGGTTATCCGCCGGCATCCCAGCGGTAAGGTGCATCTCATGGCTGACAATATGCTCATACATCGCCTGCGCCCGCTGCTGCGCGGCCTCTTGTGTGAGCCCCGGTACGGTATAGCGATATCGCTGCGTTGGTGAGGTGGACTGACCCGGCAATGTGGTTTTACCCTGCTTCGGCCAGAAGGCGCTGAATCCCTTTTTGGCTTTAGCATTCCAGCTTCTGACCTCAACAGATATTCCTTTGGCAATGGTCAGGTTGCGGGAAAACTGCAGGTCAATGATGTTCGACCTGGCGTAGTCCATCTGTGGGTCCGGTGGTGTCCACTGAATCAGATAGTGATTAGCTGGCGGTGCCGCCCGCTGCGTGAAATACAGCGTGTTGCCGCTGACATACAGGTCAAAGCCCTCCACGTTCGCCAGATAGCTCAGCAAATCCCATTCGCTCTGCTGCTGGGTGGTATCCACAAAATCGCTGTGGTAGTAGCTTCCCGACATGCGGGTCGTCGGCGTCACGACGGCTTTCAGCCCGTGGCGCGCAGCCAGCGTTTCGGCTATCTGACTTGCGGTCTTGTTGGCGAAGTGCTCGCTGGTTTTGGTATCGATGAAGAGCGCAGTGTTGTCCCGCCCGTTTAGCTCCAGCGTCCCCATGGGGAAATCGGGACTCAGTTCATCAACGCGCCCCAGAATCAGGCGGTCGAGGTCTTTTTCGGTATAGTGCTGCGGGTCTTTGGGAAAACCGGCGAATACCTCCACGTCCATCTTTCTCTGGCTCGCGAACCACTGCAGGTTTCGCTGTGGCGGCAGCATTGTGGACACAAAGACCAGGCGAAACGTATCTGCGCTGCGGTGTGCGTTGTTCACCACCTCCAGTGACCGCCAGCCGGTAATGTTCTGCCCGCCGATTTTAACTATCCCGCGCGGATAACGAACCGCCCCTGATATCGCAACATCATTAATATCAGCCATGTATCACCCCGCTGTTATTGCCCGCTGCCGGAATGTTCAGATCGGTCACGCTGCTTATCTCCGGGTCGGTCAGGCCGTTAGCCTGCGCAATTGATGCCCACCCCATGGGATCCCCGTATGAACGTGCCGACTGTGCATACAAATCACCGCCAGCCATCGTCACCACTTTTTCGCTTGAGGCTATCTGTCCGAGGTTCAGCGCCACCCGGCCAAGCGTTTTGGTGATAGCAAGCAGTGAGACGGTGTGCGCCACCGCCGTGTTCTGCGTCGCAAAATTCTGAATATTGCGCGTCAGCGTATTACCTGGCAGCACACCGCCGAGCGTGGACAGCTGCTGAATGGACAGTGTCGCGGATGACAGCAGGTTACTGACGCACATCTGCACGCCGTGGATTTCGTACATCACACCTTTCACCGTGCCGATCACGTCGTTGCTGAAATTATTGATGGTCTGCACCGTATCGACCAGGGAACCGAAGGCATCCGACAACTCGGGGATCCCCAGACTGTCCACCAGCGCCTGACACGTAGAAATATCATCAAACACCAGCTGCTCCAGGCTCGGCCCCGGTGGTGTATCAACAGCACTTGTCAGGTCCTGCGACACCTCCAGCGTGATGTGGTAGGAGATCCGGTACGGCATCAGAAAATCAAAGGTCAGGCTTTTTATCACCGCATGAAAACTCAGCTCCGACCAGGTGACCTTCACCGGCACGCCGGATTTACGCACACCATCGAGATAGCGCGCCCTTCCGAGGCCATTGTTACCCACAAAAAAGCCGCTCCAGGTGAGCGGCTCAGGGTCAGGTCCCATGGCATCTATCTGTTTGACGCCTCCCACCAGCCGGTGGACCACCAGAGACTGGCTACCGCCAAAGGGTAAATTCTCCGGTAGCTCGTAGCGTGCAAAGGTAAACTGCTCCCCCGTCACCGAGTGAGTGAGGATTAATCGTGTAAGTGACATGATTTATTTTCCAAAGCCTACTGTTGGCGGTGCCATCGTTGGATCAAATGTTCCCGGTGTCGAACGAGCTGCACGTTCAGCTTCTTTAACCTGGTATTTAGTGGTGGCCTGGTGAATGGGGCGACCATCGAGATTGGTGGTATGGTTTAGCTGAATAGTTTGAGCTGTTGTCGGGCGAATATACGGGCTCTTACCATTCACTGGAGATGTCCCGCCACTGTTAAGCGGATAAGGAATTCCGGGATGAAGTTTCGCCCATGCTGTTGGGTCCATAAAGCGGCTATGTGGCTCATATGGCCACGGAACGCCTGGGTGTTCTTTTGCCCAGTCAGCCCTGTTCTTATCGGCATTCAAAGCTCCAATGGTCTTAATATCCGATAATTCCTGGGTTGTCGTCGGCGTATTGTTGGTTGGAAGCAGTAGTAAAATTGGCCCTAATATTAACTCCAGGGCAGAGAGTCCCGCCGCGAGTGCAGCAACCTCGCTCGTTGCTGATATTGCTGCCACACGCAGGCCAGAAAGAGACTGAGTCAACAGAACGAGCGCTCTCCCTTTTGTCAGCAGATTAATAACAAACCAGAGTCCATGGAATGTTTTAATGATGGCGCCCGCCGCGTGTCCGACAACGAAGATCCCGCCGCTCAATAACGCAAGCCCGCTAATTGCCGCGATAATATCGACGGTCATTTTCGTGATTTCCGGGTGTTCTTTCGCAAATTTCGTGACCCGTTCCAGAGAATCCGCCAACAGATTCAGTCCTTCCGTCGCGAGATCAATCAGACCGCCGTCACGCCCCATTGCCAGCTGAAAATCTTTCCATTTTGTTTCAAGTACAAGTTTCCTGCCGGCATACTCCTTCTGAACCGCTTCGTACGCCCCTTGCATTCCCCTGGCCTGGTCAAACATCTCCTCCGAATGGTGGATTGTCGCCAGTTGCTTGTCGATAAGGTTGAACATCTTGCTGCCCGTCCTGCCGAATATCATGGCATTCTGGCGGTGGATCTGGTCTTCAGTCAGATGCTGTTTCTGGTACACCGGAAGCATCACCTGTTCGTACCATTCGACCGGCGAAGTGGCAAACAGCTTTGAGTTGATGAGGGGATTGCCATTAATGCTTTTGATGCCACCCTGGCTGTTCCAGGTGATCCTGCTGCCGTCCCATATTTTTTGATTCACCAGCTCATGCGCGACCTGGTTGGGAAGCTTAATGATGCCGTTCAGGCGATTATAAGCCGTCATTAATGCGTCACCTGCCGCACCACCTTTCAGCTCGCCAATGATGGGCTCCAGCTCAGCAAACAGTGCTTTATCTGTCAGTCCCATGGCAGCGGTACCACCTTTGGACATAAACTGGCGGTACTGCGTAAAATCAACGTTCCCACCCGATGACTGAATGGCCTTAAATCCGGCATCCATCAACTGGTTAAATCGCTCAGGTTTTTTTAAACCACCAGCCGTTTCAACGAAGCGCAGCATGTCCATCTCTTTGGTTTCGGTCGCCGCCTTCAGATGCGGATCCAGCCCCTGCGATGCAAAAGCCATTTTAGCCATGATCGGCGCTGCCATTTCGGCAGCTGACAAAGAATTGTGCTGACGGAACACCCCTTGCGCTTCAACCAGCTTAAGCATCATTTCGCGCTCAGAGGTGCCGGCGATATGCTGTGTCGCAGCAAATTTCTGAGCTTCCTTGAGCGCCACATCCCCCATGTTGAATTGCTTGAATTTCTCGGTAGCAATCTGGTATTTCGAAGCCTCTTCAACAAAACCATCCAGAAGTTTGAAGCCGCCGTAACCGAGTGCAAGGTTTGATATCGCGTCAGAATGGGTAAACTTCTCCCCACGTCCACCTACGCCCCCTCCGCCACGTCCACCAGCACCACCATTACCCCAGCCTCCCGGCGGTACGCCGTCTTTCCAGCCTTGCAACGGATCATAGCCTGGGCCACCACCATTTGGAGGGAGAAGACTGAGCCCGCCCCCTCCAGTACCACCACGACCACCACCGCCGGAAAATGAAGCTGATGCGGCCCTTTCGGCGATAGCATTATTGGACAACACTAACGCCCCACCGAGAACTGCGGGGGGAATGCCAACAGGCCGAACAGAAATAGCCTTTGAGGCCGCACGCGATCGCTGTTGAATATCATCCAGTTTTTTAGCGTAATCGTCAGCATTCTGCTTTGCTGCGGTAAAAGGATCGCTTGCGCCAATAGAGATATTTTTTATCGCCTTCGTCGCTTCGCGGGCTGTAGATGTCAGGTGTTTAAGCGACTTATCCAGATTTTTAATCTTCTCGTCCAGGCTAAGGATATCGTTGCCGATAGCTGCCATGCCGCGAGTAACCTGATCTTCCAGTGCGATGCGCACCGATACTTTATATGCTTCGACGTTCATATCAACACCTTAAGCTGGGCGAAAAAAAAACCTCGCGATAGCGAGGTTTATCTGGATGGAATTAATTACAAAGAGACATGTGAACAATTCTTAAATAAGTACCCGTAACCAGATTTTCCGACAAAATAGTAATTGCTGCCCTTAATGTAATCTATACCATCCGGATCTGTAGCCTTCGATTCTTTACCCACTTGCGCCAGAGAGGGACTTCTCCCTTCCCATACGCCATCCTTCGAGGCAAAGAAAGAATCATCTGAATCAAGTACAGCCCCATAACCGGGTAAATCCTGGCTAATAGCCTTCCCATCAGCTGTACCTTTGCTAACTTTACAAGTAAATGAGGTCGCCATAGACGGGGCTGCAATGCAAAACAAAATTAATACCAAGCCGTATCTTTTCACTATTTCACCTTCTATTTGACAGAAAATTTACCTGAAGCGTATTAACGAGGGACACACCCCATCAAATAGATATAAACGATCGGTTTATCGAAATTGATCGCTGTAATAGATCAATGGCACCCGGTAGACAACCAACACCAACCGTTTCTAGCATCCGGCCTCCATTTTTTGAAATAAAAGGAAAGTCATGAAGTTAGCTACGATTCTCGCGCTCTCTCTGCTGGTTGCGCAGCCGGTCTTTGCCAAGACAACGCACCACTCCACACACCATCAGACCCACTCAGCGCAGGACCAGAATGACGACCTAATCGAACAAGGAGATTACATCAACTCCGACGGTAACGAAGTTCACCGCCCAGCCCATACAAAATCCCACAAGGTTCCCGAGGGAGCCACGGCGAAATGCAGTGATGATTCGTATAGTTTCAGCCAGCACCATCGCGGCACATGCTCACGGCATGGTGGTGTGGCTGAGTGGTTGTCGTAAAGCAAAAAGACAAAACCCGCCAACTGGCGGGTTTTAGAATTACTCTGGCTGTCGGAACCTTATACATTCGAGCACAACTGAATCAACCACGACATAACACACATTCTCCACCTTGAAAACCGTCAAATAGAACACAATATTGGTATCGAAACCTTCCCAATAGCTTGAGCTCTTGGAATGGTAAGCTATCGACCAATGCAAGCACTGTTAAGGGCACACTATGAGTATTACCGCTGAAAATTTACGTGACGGATGCCAATGGTTTTCCAGAGAACTAACTCGTCTTGAACAACTTAATCGCCCATTATCCATTGACGAGTTTTTTTCTTTAACTGAGCAACAAATATTTATAAAAACGATGTTCAAAAGATACGGCGATTACATTATCGGCCTCCAAATTCTCGATCCTGAATCAGATCGCTGCAATGTAGACCTTCTTGATTACATCGAAGATGCGCTAGGCCGACATACAAATGTAATTACCTCTGGCACTTACGGTGTCGTTGAAAACGCCTATTTGCTTGCTATTAACGTGCTTTTCTCCATCGCCCGTGAGGCCGACGTTCTGTGATGTATTCATCATAGCCCGCATATGCGGGCTTTATTACTCTTTGGTTGTAGTGGCTTAACTCATCTAACTTTAAATCCCTTCATCACCGCAATCCCCACCATCTCGGTGATTTTATGAAACGACTTGACGTAGGCAGGCCCGATAAACGGCCGCGGTGGGATCCTCTCCGTACCGTATTCATGCCACACCGCCTTGTCGTCGGTGGATCCAATGACCGCCGCTAACCCCATGACCCGGTGGCTGATACTGTCCCGAAGCTCACCGCTTCGCAGTAGCGGATCATCTTCAGAGTATCCCTGACGCACGCGATCGGCTTTTGTTGATTCTGCCAGCGGAGCCCAGGCATCAAACGGGCCAACTGCGGGCTGATATACACCGATTTCTTCTTTCGCCTCTTCCTCGATAGTCCTCGCCACAACCTCAAGCCCTGCTTCCAGGGCTGTATGTATATGGGGGCCGGCGGAGGTGAAGACTTTCGCCAGGTCAGACAATGATAATTCTTTCATTCGCTATATCACTCTTTGAAGGTCATGGTATCGAGATCGTACTCAGCACCGTTGAATTCACTGAATTTGATAGCCATCCACTGCCGGCGCGAATCACTCAGAGAAAAAGCCACATCGAACGGGATGCCATTGCGAACCAGCCACAGACACTCGTTCGCCTCAGCATCCATCAGGAGTTTTTTAAGTCACCCTCTTCCGATTGCTGGGCTGAAAGCATTTCCGAGACTCCTTTCTGCGCTGCCGCATTGCCATCATCACCCAGACGTGAGTAAAGCGCGCGTAACTCCCCCTCAGAGGCTGGTGTGGGTACCGGAGCTCCGTCAATACTGGCGACATATTTGAGATGCGCCACTTCAGCCAGGTACAACACGTTAAGACGATCACTCCCTGCGGCTTTAGCAAAATCCAGATTTGCCAGTGGGTCGGGCTTTTTCAGCACAATAACGCGCCCCTGTGCATCGGTGACGGTCACGGTTTTATTACCAGCCTGAATAATCTTTTCGGACGGGGAAAGGGTTACCGTAGTATCGCCCACAGCCAACGTTTTTTGTTCATTCATGATTTAGTTCCTGTTTATGCCTGCCGGACACGGCGACTTGCCGTGAAAGTAACTTTCTGCGAAACGGATTTATCGCCGGCGCGTTCGCCGGAATCGTCATATTTCAGCATCACTCGTTCATAGCGATACTGCGACACGCTTCCATCCGGCTCGGTGATGGTTTCCTGCATGGTGGCGGCAGGCTCGTCCAGACCATTGAAGTAATTAGCCTCCAGCTCGGCAAAATACTGGTCAAGCGATGGGCCTCGACGCTCAAGGCTGAACGAACCGTCCCAGCCTTTAAAAAATCGCAGGTTGTCGGTGGTGCCTGTGATATCGGTGATTTCCTGCTCTTTAGCCTTCTGTTTCGACGTAAAGGAAATCACCTTTCCGAGATTAAGATGGGTACCGGAGGCGAGAGTCACGACAATCGTCGTGTCGCGCCCGATGGAATAGCCGTTCTGAGGCATGATGCATACCTTATAAAAAAGCCCGCACCGCGGGCTGTGAGATTAAGCAGATGAGGATGAAACCACGTTGACGTTAACCGACTGACCGCCTTCGACGTTCACCAGCAGCTTGGTGATGATGGACAGATAGGTAACCCGGACATCGATTTGTTCCCAGCCCAGAGCAACACGGCTTGCCGGGTTGTTCGATTTATCCAGCTTCACGGTAAAAGCGTCTTTCGTAGGATTGTTCACATCGCCAATCATCCCTTCCAGCTGCATATTTGCCAGAAAGCTCGATACCGTGGAGCGTGCCTGGCTTCGTTGCGCCGGCGACTGGAGGCGACCAATGTAAATCCCCATCCCCTTGTCCAGCGTGTAGGCGATGTAGTTGGTCAGTGCGGTATAGTTGTCGCCGTTAATCATCGGGTTGCTGGATGAGTTACATCCAATACGCCCGCCGAACTGGTTCCCCGCGGGGATGGGGTTGGTAATGACATCAATCCCGGCTTCGGTCAGTTGCTGCAGATCCGCATACGAGTACTGCATGCTCTGCGCCGATTTCTGGGTGGCAATAATGCCGTAGAGCGGTTTATTCAGCGTGGACTGTTCAGGAGACAACGCAGCGCGACGACCGGCCAGAAACGCCTGTGGCGAAATGAACCGTTTAACGCCGTTCACCGTGTCGTTAAACAGGCACCAGTCACCCAGCATCACTTTCACACCCCAGCAGTCGATGCCGGCGCTATTTTTAGCATTGATGGCATCCGTAATGGCTTCGCCGGAGGGACCGACCACAAACATATAGACGCCTTCATCAAGCGAGAACGCTGCCTGATCCGTCCATGTCGTGCTGTCGTCACAGTCCGCAAGAAAAGCTGTTTTAACACCCGTCCCGCGCAGGGCATACATTCCCTTGCGGGGTGCGATATCAACGCCCAGAAGCTTAGTCCCATCAACAGCACTAACTCCATCCGTTCCCCCTTTCAGGGTAACAGAACCCGCTGTTGGGGCGGTTGTTCCTGCGCCAGCAGTGGCGACCACCAGCCCCGAGGCCTCCCGCATCGGTCCGGTACCATTGTTGATGGCATCGGCAATAGCCTTCCATAATGCGGCCCCTGCAAGTCCTTTACCCAGACCGTCATACACCTCCGGTAGCAGACCGGGTAATAAAACGGTAACGCGCCATGTCCCGGGCTTGCTCCCTGCCGCCAGTGCAGCGGAGATGCTGTTGCCGGTTGAGCCGGTATATTTCGCGGTCAGCGTCAGACAGTCCGTCTGAATCACTGCGGTTGCAGCAACGTCGGTTCCATCCGTCACGCGCACACAGCGGAAATCGTTGGCGCCGTTAAGAATGGATGCCCACACCGCGGTACCGAGATCGTATTTTCGGGCTTTAATATTGCCGAAAGCCTGTACGCAGGCGGTAAGGTCTCCAACCGTCACCGGCGCATTGACAGGGCCCCATGATGCTGTGCCCACGATACCAAGAATATTCGTCGGCACGCCGTTGATGTAATTATCCGACGGGGGCACAATCTGAACATACACGTCCGGCACGCTCAGTGCCGTGGTGTTGATGTCACCCTCTTGTAAAACGGTCATTTATTGCCTCCAGAAAAGCAAAAACCGCCATCAGGCGGCGGTGTTATCAGTTTTCCCGGCTTACCGGGAGTTTTTATGAGGCGTTTTAGCGGTTACTGGCTTCTGCTCTGGCTGCTCTGGCTGCTCTGGCAGGAGCCTGACAAAGTGCGCCCGCTCCGAGGACAGGATGAGTTCAATCACCTTTTCGTCGCTCAGAGTGTCCCCCACGCGGTAATCAGCGAATGCCTGGACCACTCGTACTTTCATTAAGTCTCTCCGTTAATAATGCGCTGAACAGAACCCAACACGGGACTGTCAGGCACTGACGCAGCGGCGACAATCACGCAATCCGCCTCAATCGCCCTGATGGCCCAGGCGCTTTCCGTCTGGTACACGCCGTAGTTAACGGCATAAAAGAAATCACGACGGTAAACGCCGAGTTTCTGGTTATCGTCATCCTGTAACGAGGAGATATAGGCAATGGTCGCCTGCGAACCATCAGGCAGCGTGAGGCGACACTCCGCCGACAGCGACGGGTCGATGGCATTCGCCAGCGGGTCACGCCTGTCGAAACAGCTCGCCCATACCGTAATCTGGTACTGTCGGGTCTCCCGCCGGACTTCGCGGGTTATGGTACCCCTGCAGCCGTCGTTAGCGCTTTCTTCCCATTCGCCGTCGCCTGTTAACACAGAGGTCACCTTACTGCCGGGACGCGGAAAAACAGAGATATGCACCGCCCCTGCCAGCAGATCTTCTTTCAGTTGCTCCGGGTTGGGCCAGCCCTGGTACACCCGGACCGGATAATCCGGCGCGAGCGAACGGCACACTTCCGCCACCCGCTGCACCAGCGCATTCCCCACATCGGTAATATCGGCCATCAGATGTGCACCTCTATCGCCTGGAGCCGCCAGCCGGTATCGGACAGCTCTGCGCCACTAACGGAAAACATATTGCCCAGGTCGTCCATCAGCACATCTCCCGGATGGAACACGAGTGGCACGGAGACCGGCAGCATGATTTGCCAGCCGAGCTGTTCCGGTGTGCCGGCTTTGAGTGCCGCGCCATTGCGCAACTTCCCTTTGCCGAACAGCACCGACGCGGGCCAGCCAGTGGCAGGAAGCCCACCGCGAGGGCTGCTTCCCAGCACATCCACTGACTCATCCGCCGACTGGCACATTCCGCTGTACGGCAGCACGCTGACGTTATCCGACTCGCTCTCCGGGACCGGAGCAACGGGCCGGGTCATCCGCACGGTACGGTTACACTCAACGCAGATGACCGGCAGCAGCTGCTGTTGAGCGGCAATAAAGTACGTACTGTCGGTACCCACCAGATAATCACCTGCCAGCGTCTGACGCCCGTCAAGGTCGCCATACCAGAGAGGGTCGCCTGGATGGTTAGCCTTGAGGTACTTGTTGTCGGTGTTGTTGAATGCCGCGTTAAGCGTAGTGACCTTACTGGTGAACGGATCCGATGCCGTCGCCGGCCGCATCACGTCAAATAACAGTCCCAGCCTCAGCGCAGCCTTTCCCCTGCCTGCGTAGATTTTGGCGTGGATCCGCGCTGCATCCATCTTTACCCCCTCACCACCCGGCATCCGGTCTGCACCAGCCCCGGTCCTGTTGCAATCCCCAAAAATGCACACATTTCCCGTCGCCACAGATTGTAAAGGCGAAGACGGTCGCCCACTTCCTGCTTGTTATGCACCCAGACAGCAGCCACATCCGTATCCAGATTTTCACCCGATGCAGGGATCGCAGCCTCAAGGGTAGACAACGTTGAAAGATAACCGAGCAGGGTGCTTTCTTCCTCCGGCCGCAGCGAGGTCAGTCGATGTTGCAGGGTCTGCCAGGTGCCGGGTGAAACCCAGCCGTAAGCAAAATCACGGCTGTCATCGGCTACGGTATCCCCCAGCATCGGATAACCAGCATAGCGCCGTACGTCAGATAACTGCTGGTCATTCAGCATCACTTCACCTCTAGCCAGCCGCCGGGATAATAATTTCGCACCTCATCCGGATGTACACTGGCAGTGTGTGGAGGGGGCCAGTGGTCCGCATCTCGTGCCATTTTTATCAGCTCCGGCGTTTCCGGCGTTTCCGGCGTTTCCGGCGTTTCCGGCGTTTCCGGCGTTTCCGGCGTTTCCGGCGTTTCCGGCAGCACAGGCTCATCAGTACTGTTTCGCTTAGCCATCTTTTTCTCCATTACTGCCGCCGGTAAGCCGGCGGCCAGATAATTAACCCATCAGGATCGCAGTATGCTCGGGCTTGATGTTTTTAACCCCCCATGCCGCAGCCACTTCGTAACGAACGCGTTTGTACAGCTTGTACATGGACACTTCGAAGCTCATTCCGGTCCGCGGGTCGGTGATCATGACGCGGTCTTCTGCCATATCCCCTTCCTCCGGCAGAGCCGGCGCACGCGTTGCCAGCACGACGGCGGAGCGGCTGAATGCAAAGTTCGCAGTAAACGCACCTGCGAGCGTGACGGCAGAGCCTGTCGCGATATCCTCACGCAGACCTGGTGCACTAATAGCAACCACGCCACCAACAAGATCCGAGGCCACCACATACTGGAAGTTACCAATAGTGATAACGTCACCGGCTACAATGGTACCAGTGCCCGTATCCACCGGAATAAGGTAAGTCCCGGCAGTCAACGCGCCGTTGGTGAGATATCCCGCCCCCGTCCCCGCCGTATGGATCGCCACACCTGCAGATTCACGAATTTTAAAACCATGCAGTTCAATCAGTGTTCCCTGAGCACGAACAGCATCGGTTCCGGCTTCGTTGGCTTTAGTCAGTTGCGCCAGGGTGCGCAGACTGGCGCCCGAAGTCGTGTCTATGACACACTGAAGATCACTTGTAGGTGCACCGTTATCCTTGAGGATTTTAAGCGTCTGAGCCGTATCGCCGAGGTTATGCGCAAATGGCGTGACCGATGCTTTACCCGCTGCACGGGAGGCAAGGAACGCCTGCTGACCGACATCCATTTCAATTTCGTTCACCAGCGTGCGGATAGCCTGGGTGATCTGATCGCGTCGGATACTGGCATAACCCGGTCCGGTATTAACTCCGCGCTGCTCTTCACCGGTCCAGCGGAACGGTACCATGCGGGATTTTGTGATTGCGAAAGGCGTATTCCCTATATTCTGGTCCCCGTCATCAGGTGGCAGCTGGCCCGGAGTGGTATCTTCCGCTTTTGAAGCTGGTGTCACCGGAATACGAATGGCCTGATTCAGTGATGCGCGTTCCGCCGACGCATCCAGCGTCACAGAGGGAATAAAACCTGCCTGCTCACGAGAGACGATATCCAGAGACTCATAGAGGTCCGGGATAAGGCTATTTAATGTGTTCATTTATTATCCTGTTAATCGGTAATTTGTCCGCCAGATTTTGAGAACTCCATACGCTCGGAGGCCGACATGGCATCAAAACCGGCTCGTGATACAGATGTTTTTCCATGGTTTGTTGGCCCACGACCTCCACCACCAGCGCCGCTACCTGAAGCACCGGAACCTTTGATGATTTGATCGCGGTATGGGTAGCTATCAACCAGAATTTCCAGCGCCTCATCAAACCCGGCAATTTCACCCGGGTTGCTTGGGCTGAACAGCTTGTTTCCCGCTTTGTCGTAGGCCACTACTGCACCATCTTCCAGGCGGAAGTGACTTCCAAAACGGGCTTCAACCAGATCCGGCGGAATGGCCATCTTTTCAGTGATGAACTGAGAGCGGGAAAAACTGCCCCCCACTTTTTCAGTAACCAGCGCTTCACGAAGTGAGTCACGTTCGGTCACTACCGGCGCATACTTCTCCTCTACCGCCTTGATGGCCTCCAGCTTTACCTTTTCAACTTCACCGGCATCCACCAGCTTTTTCGCATCAAGGTTTTTAACGATATCCATGGCCTTTATGGCTTCAGACGGATCCGCAATACCAGAAAACAACTTCAGACTGGTTTCAGCTGTCTCAGCACGTTCACGGTGTGATTTTGCCTCGCCGTTCAGTCGGGCGATGGTAGCCACCGTCCCTGAGACATCAAAGGCGATATCTTTGCCTTCGTCGTTGACATAGACCGGTTTGCCATCGGAGACCACAACGTGGCCATTTTCATCAAGTTTCAGTTTCATTGGGTATTTGCCTTACAGATGGGCCATCCGGCCCGGAGCACCGCTCGCCATCCGGTCTGCGGCAAGAAAAAACCCGCCAGGGTGGCGGGTTCAAATTAAAGGAAAAGAAATCAGGCGTTCAGTTCAGTTGTGCCGGGTTTGGCAGGCTGGGTCGCGATACGTTTTTGTTCCTCTTCCCACTTGATCTCGGGGCTTATCATGCCTCTGCGTTGTATCTCCCTGAAAAGCGTCTCGTTAGAAAGCGAACCAGCAATATTCATCTCCATCAGCAGCTCAGCAGACGCTTCTGCCAGCGTGGCAGCGCCAAAATCCCGGAAAATGGTGATATGACCGCACTTTTTATCGCCTAACCATTCAGCCAGTAACGCGATGGCCTGGCTGGCGGCATCCTGCAGGTCACCAACAATACGCTGCAGGGCGCAGGTTCCGGACTCATCGTCCGCCATAGTCTGCGCAACGGTATTACGTCCGGGTTTTATAACCAGCAGCTCAGCACCAATCTGGCGCATCTTGTCTTCAAGGTCGAGAATATCCATTCGCCCCGCCTCAATAGCCTTGCCCGTGTGCTCCACATATTTGAGGTCACCTTCGGGGGTGTCTGTCGATATAACTGAAGCAGCACCAACGGTAATCGGCGCGTCACCGAGCTGGCGACCAAACAGGATAGGGACGCGGGCCACATGCAGGATGGTCTGCTGGTCGCTTTTGGTCTGCCAGTGCTCCACATTCATGAACGCCAGCTCAGCAAGCGGCGGGGTGGCCAGCATAAATCCAGTCTTGTTACCGTAGACGGGTACAAAGGGGATTTTTTTCAGGCTGGTTTTACCCTCTTCCACCAGTACCCATTTTTTCTCGCCGGTGGTTTCTTCCTGACGTTCCTGATAGATACGCCAGCGCCCAATATCCAGTACCCTGACCTGCTCTATCGTCTCTTCAGAAAATTCATTCTCTGGGTCTGATTTCTGGACATATTCAACAAAACGCAGGTGGGTAATGGTTTCCCT